ACTACCCTCATCAAGTGTGGAATCTAAATTACCAACACTACCACTTCTCTTAACCATGAATCCATCATTAGGAATTGTTCCATGTACCCAATTCCATACTATATTTGTAACATCCATTCTTACATCACTTGGTTCATTATTGAAAGATTGAGATGATTCGTATTGTTCATACCAAGTACCACCTGAACTCGTCATTGAGCCTGTCCATTGTGTTCTTGCTACATCATTGTCTCTGTAAAACCAACTACAACCATCACCGATAATTGGAACATTATCTTCTTTTCCAAATCCCATATCCCATGATTGACTTACAGGATAAGCATATAAGTTTTGATTAACATTTAATCCACGAGAATTAGCATCGTAAAGATTCAAGTAAAATTTTGTGTAAGAACTTGATGGGATTAAACCACTTGAAATAGATGATGAAATATAAGTTGTATCAAATTTAATTACTACCCTACTAACACCTTGTACTTCACCACCAGCACTGACATCTTTTACTACTTCTAATATTTCATCTATACCTGTATTTTGACTTCCACTTCTTGAGTAAAGTGTAGAATCTTTTTCAGCGTATTCGAAATAATGCATTTATCTCTCCTATAATTGATTACCAGTAGAGTCACCTATTGCTCTACCTTCAATATCTACATTAGGGTATTTAAGTTCAAATATACTTGGGTCAAGAGATGGATATACTATACCATCTTTTGTCGCGTAATTAATATCATAAATATTTCCTGAGTAACCATCAGCTGTAGAAAACTTATTTGTTATCAAGACAGGTAAATTTTTCGGATTGTCTTGTGTTGGTGGTACTATAGCACCGACTCCATCGACAATTGATAATTCATATGCTAACTCTTGTAAAATTATTGGTTGATTGATTTGCCATCTATCTATGTTGAAATATTGTTTCAATTTTTCTATACATTGTAAGGTGACTTCATCTTTGTTGAAACCAGCTCTTGCTATAAAATTAAATACAACACCTATATTAATAACAAATGCATTTTTTATATTGATAGCATCTGTGACTAAACGATATTGTGAAAGATGAGTCTTAATGTTTTCTTTTACTGCAACATTTAATTGGGTTAATTTTTTACTACCATCAAATGCTAAACAATATAAATTTAACGCGTTTGGATTAGGTAATCTATTACTACTTGCAACATCTTGGGCCTTGACATCTGCAAATCTTTCATCAACAAATATGTTCGTAGAAACTTCTTTCTGAAATGATGGTAGATTTAATTGTTCGTCTTGAACAATGTAAGCCTTCGCAACAGCTCCAAACTTAGGTGGTAATGAATATACTCGTGTAATGTAATCTTCTTTTGTAACGGTTCTACCTTGTGACTGAAAGTATGCTAACGCATTTGATTTCAATTCTTCAATACTTTCTGTTCCTTTTGCTCCACTTGTTGGTCTTGGGTTGGTCACACCAACTGAATCTGTCACAATTTCAACAATACCTCCGTCAAGTGTAGATGTATCAAGTGTATAATTGAACTCTGTCAATGATGTTATTGTATCACTCGCGACATTATCATCTAATCCACCACCGAAAGAGTATTTTATCGTGAGTGTAGTATTGGATGGTGCTTGACCATAAGCTTGTGTCTGAAGAAAATTACTTGGGTCGAAGAATGTATCTAAATATGTTGGACTACCTGGTAAAGATGAACCAACATTGTTTGGATTTGGAATAATTTCTTCATCAGCACTATCGCTTATTCCACTACCAAATCTTAATTCTGTTTTACCATCACCACGAATAAATGTTACAAATCTTTTAGGTGTCTTTAATAATTTTAATAAGTAAGGTGCCTCATCACTATATTGAGATAACTCAGGATTATTTGCTGCCGTGTTTCTTACACTATCAAATACTGTATCTTGGGCTAGAAAAGGAACTTCTTTCCAAGTATTACCATCACTATCCGTACATGAAATGATTTCTAATATATCCGTTTGTCCCAATAATATTCGTGGATATTTTTGAACAGAACCGAATTGAAAAGATTCTTCAGCTATAGCACCACTTGTAACTCTGACAGACTTTTTGAGTAAATAGTAACTTACTTCATTACTACTATCGACCTCATATGTCGTGACAACGGTTGGGTCGAAAGAGCTTGAGTAAGAAAAATTTACATTTTCACGAATTCTGAATGTAACACCCGTTGTGGATTCTACCAAACTTCCCTCGTTGATTTGTAAAGCGTAACTATAGTTTGGTTTATTATTTACCCCACTACCAACTGAAGGAACTATCTGAAAGATATCAACACTACCGAATGAAGCGGTAGATAGTTTTGGTTTGTATCCAAAAGATTGTGCCATTTCATACAAAACTTGTTGGTCTGTAGCATATGCTAATAATTGTTCTTTGAATTGTGAATCTATGTAATAAGATAATACATCACCAACATAAGATGCCATTTCAATAAACATCATACCTGGTGAGGATTCATTGAAATCATTATATGTGTTTGGATAATATTGTTTTGCAAATTCAATCAAATCAGTTTTGAATGAACCAAAATCTTTATTTAAATATCTTACTTCTTTTTGTGCCATTTAAATCTCCTAATAACTACCTATGTCGAAATTCAATGATACACTATCGTGAACATCAGGTTGTATTGTCAATGAGAATTCTATTTCTATTATAAGTTGGTTAGGTTCTTCTTCACCTCTACCGACATTTAGTTTCGAAACCAAGACATGAGGTAACCAAGTAGCCATAGCTTCTTCTATTGTTGCTTTAATATCATCAATAAGAGAATCACTCATTGGTTCAAATAAAATTTGTAATAATCCACAACCGAATTCAGGCTGTCCGACTCTTTCGCCTTTATTTGTTAGTAGTAAATTTCTTATATTACTACTTGTCTGTGACAATGTAGTGGATGTGCCAGGAAAAAAACCTGAACCATCAACATGATCCATTGGTAATGGTATACCTATTTTTACATTTGGGTCTAAGTCTTTTTCTAATACGGACAACTAATTTCTCCTATGGACGAAAAGGTTCTTTTTTCTTGTTGATTGCCTTCATCAATCCACTATAATCTCTTGTTAGTGCGTTTACAACATCTTCACCTACTTGTTCAGAACTCACACCTCTCGCTTTCATGGATTCTACCGCTCCGACTTGTCTGGCCTTTTCCTTACCTTGTGGAGTATTTTTCATCATTGGGTTTCCACCCATCAACTCATGTACTCTATCGGCGGTATAAGTTCCACCACCCATTGTTGGATATTCAGAATCACCTTGTGGAATACCACCCGCTGTTTCATTTAAAATTTTATTTAGAGATTCATTTTTGGTATACTCTTTATAAACTTTCTTTTTTGGTTTAGGTTGGGTGTACTCTTGTTCTGCTATTTGAGTTAGAGAGGATGAGACTTCATCTTCTATGGAACGACTTGCTAAAGCTTTCTTTCCTTCATTAATAAATATCTCATTTACCTGTTTCTCAACTTCCTTACGAACTAATGTCTCCAATATTTTTATTAGTTCTTTCTTTTTCATTTTAGACTCCTATTCTAAATTATTTTGCTGGTAATTACACCGGGTAATACAGCTCCAGCTGCTGTATGTATTACTGCCCCACTAAAAAGTGTACCTAAAAATGATGCGGTAATTATAGTAGCCATACTATCACATACATCATCAATACTACCACCACCCATTCCTACCGCGACTGCTGGTGCCAATATCGGTGGTATTGACATCACACTAGCTCCTGTAGCTGATTTGATTGTTGGATTTCCAAAACTTATCATGAGTGCTGCCGCTGCTACGATACCACTTGTAATCTGTGTCATCGTTGGGTCTTCCAAATTAAAACTACTCAATATTGCTCCCTTTAATGGTGCTTTAGCTCCATCAATACCACTAACTTTTAACGGAGTACCTAACGATGTTGGGTCAGGTATCGGTGATGGTACTGCGGGTGTAAGTGCTGGACTTCCAACGGGTACGATTTCAGCGTCCTTCATAAAGTCAATTATGGCAGTTGCCATTCCATCTGCTGATTCTGATTTAGACGAACCCCCATCCTTAGCCAGTTTACTATAATTATCAATCAATCCTTGTTTAAGTTTATTTTTGTTAAGTGCCATTAGTCTACTCTTGTTAATATATCACAAATTTGTGCCCGTATTACTTCTACTTGAGTTTGTTTAAATGCGTCAACCAAAGCTTGATTCGGTGGGCCACTACTAATCGGGCCACTTGGGCCTGCACCAGTTGCTATTGCTGAAAAACTCATGACCGTATCAATTAATGCTTCTTGTGAGGCTAACATCAAATCTAAAATCTCAGTTAGTTTCTCACCGAATACTAAATGTTGTTCCTTAACATCATCACGACCCTTAACATAAATTACAGCCTCATCTTTACTTCCACCAATTTTAAAGTAACTTCCGTTGTCTGTGTATAATCCTGCACAATCATCAAGGTGTACATTTGCACCTTTACAACTTTCCAAATGTGCTTTATCATCAAGAGTCAAGAAAGATGGACATTCACTTGACAAATAAATAGTATCAGAACCACCACCTTCTCCACCTTGACCTAAATCTAATCTTGAATTACCAGGTGTTATCAAACTAATACCACCAGGTACCATACTCATGTTTGTGGAACCACCTGAATTCATTTGTACACCATTATCAGAATCCACACTAAAACTACCTTGTGTAGAAAAACCTATACCTTTTGATGCGAAACCCAATAGTCTTCCATCTTTACTATTCCAAGTAATCCTATCCGAGTTTATTGTTATTTGTTTACCACCACGATTAGGTTGGTCATCTCCTTGTTCACTTGTCATGTATCGGTGGTCGGTAGCATTTGTGTTTGAAATATCCAACATAACTTTTTGGTCTGATACTATCCAAATACTTGAAGCATCTTCGTTTATGTCTTCTTCAACAGGTTGTAAAAAACCTTGACCTATATCTTCTCTTTGACCCGCACGAATTAAAATGTTTGGGGAGTTTTGTGGAGAATCTCCATCCTCAAAAGAATTAGGAATAATATTACTACCAAATCTTATGGTGTTTCCAAATCGTCCTTGTAGTGTAATATCACCTTCATATGGTTTAATTTGTCTTACATTTTCATCAAATCCAAATCGTGAATTTACCTCAAAATTTTCATATAAAAAATTTTCTGATTTATTTTTATCTGTTTGTGTACCACTTGTACCTGGTCTTATTCCCGCGTTAACACTTTGTGGATATAAATTTATACATTGATAAAAATGTGTTTCTTTGTATTTTGAGGTGACCACCAATTCGTTTCGAAGTGGTAGTTTTGTGTGATTTGGGTCTATGGGATAAAAAATATCTAATTCATCAATAGGTTTAAGATTATCGGAAACATGATTTCTTGCTTTGATTGCACCCCATAATGTATAATCAGGATTTCCACTTGGGTCAAGTGGTAATTTATCCTCTGTATCATATACCACCATTACCTCAGCTAACTCTAATTCATAAAATTGCCATTCATTTGGTGGTGTAGCTTCTCTGTTTATTCTGTTCGATACAGCAGCATTAGTAGGTAGACCACCAGTCGATTTATCAAATTGTTTTTTTGTCCTTGAAGTGGATGAATAGGTGGAATCTTTTCCCCATCTAGCCATTTAATTTCCTTTGACTTCTTCTATATCTTGTGTAATTTCGTCTGTTTTAGATTGTAAATCAACTACAACATCATCAATACTTTTCAGTAATTGTTCCTTTTCTCTATCAGATAATCCAAACTCAGCTTCAGAACCACCTTTGTTTTCGTTGGCTATGATTCTTTGAACAATACCAGCAAGTTTAACGAGTTGTTCATCATTCTTTACATTTATTTCTAAATACTCTTTTATCATTGGGATAAGTTGAACGGCCATATCCCCATCCTTGATGAAACTCGTAACTTCTTTAACCAATACTTCTAATTGGTGTTTATTATGTTTGGAATTATTATATATATCTTCAAAAAGTGATGATAG